ATGAATTGAATTCCTACCTTATAAAAGACGGAAGACCTGACGGTGAATTTTCAGAGCAAACATTTAATTCCTTTTTAAATGCTGGGTGGGAGAAAACTTCTCATGGAGATTTAATAAAAGAATTGATCGAGACTAACTTTTTTGAGAAACTAGAGAAAAATACGGGAAATAAGAATTGGTATAAAATAAAAGAAAATCCGCACTATTGAGAAATGCAAAATCAACACTTAGAAAACATTTGGTTTAGATCTGTAGTAGAAAATCCTGCCTATATAGAAGCAACAGAAATTAGTTATTTTAAAAATTCTGATTATCAGGAAGCTTTTAAGGTAGTTAAGTCTTTTTGGAAAAAATATCAGCAGATACCTAGCAAAATACAAGTAAGAGAATCTGCTAAACTTCTTAAAATAGATGACAGACTAACAGATACACTTCTTGATTCTATGTGGTCTATATCTCTTGATGATTACGATCAAGATTGGCTACAGCAGAATGTTGAATCGTGGATAGAATGGAAAACCCTAGAAAAAAGTGCAGTAGACTCCATAAATTATATAAGAAGCACTGATGTAACACCAGATAATATCAAGGATGTTATTAACACATATAAGTCGATAGTAGTTGATAGAAACAAAGTCGACTTTTCTTTTGATATGGGTCTTAATTTCAGAGATCCTGAATCTCATAAACAACCAAGTAACTTGACTTTCTCTAGCGGATATGATTATATTGATTTCTGTCTTGGAGGAGGATTTTCTGCTAAAGGATTATACGTTTTCTTAGGGCAACCTAAAGTTGGTAAAACATTATGGCTTGGTAATATAGCAACACAAGCAATTAGAGCTTCTAATAACGTTGCTATTATAACACTGGAGCTTAATGATAGAAAATATATGAAAAGATTAGGCTCTAATCTTTTAGGAATAAGAATGTCCGAATATAAAGATAGCGCCGAAAATGATTCCTTAATTAAGAAGAAGATTACAAATCTAGCATTTGAAAATTTAAGAACACCGGGGGAATTAGTAGTTAAAGAATTTCCCACATCACAAGCTTCCGCTATAGATGTGGAAAATTGGCTGACTAAGGTCGAACAAATACTTGGGATGAAGTTCAAGATTGTTATTATAGACTATATTAACATTATGAAGAACTGGAGAAACCCAAACTCCGAAAATACATATATGAAGATCAAACAAATAGCGGAGGATCTACGGGCAGCAGCACAAAGAAACCATTGGGCTATTGTCACTGCAACACAAACAAAACAAAGCGAGTTTGACGCTACAGATTTAAGTATGAATTCAGCATCAGAATCATCAGGTTTAGTTGCTACAGTTGATGGCATGTTCGGTATTATACAGGATCCTTTAATGTATACCGAAAATGAATACAAATTAAAATTATTGGCTAACAGGGACGAAGGATATAAAAATTCATACAAAAAATTCCTGGTAGACTATAGCTATATGAGGATATCCGAAGATCCTAATTCTCAAATAATGAATGATTAATGAAAAAACAAAAAAAACTGATTGAAGATGAAAACGACGATCTAAATATAGAGGGTGAATTAGAATCAGAGGATTCAGGAAAAAAAGATTCATCTGAGGAGGAATTAGAATCGGATTCCACCTTAGACTATAGAAGTCTTCAGTCTATCGTTACATACGAAGATGAAGACTATATACATTCTTGTAATTTAAATGACAAGATCGATGTTATATTTCAGGCTTCAAGATGGACAATAATAAATCCAGGCAAAAAAATACCAAAGGATCTGATCCCTCTTATATTTCAAGACATCTTAAAAGAACTAGAGGACACGGAGTTTACAATGGTTGAAAAATTTGTTGCAATATGCGACTACACTGCTATAAACTATCAAAAAGCTTATGAATCTATTCATATGAAATATAAGGAAATGATAGTACAGGAAATGGATCAGAAATATGGTATTTTAGGTAAGAAAGGAATTAAAAGGATATTCTAATGCAAAAATTTTCTAGTATTAAGAGAGTAATTTTTATTACCGACACTCACCTGGGGGTTAGAAACAATTCAAATGACTGGATAGAAATACACGAGGATTACTTCAAGAATTGGTTTATTCCATTGTGTAAAAAAATATACCAGCCGGGAGATTGCTTAGTTCATCTTGGTGATGTTTATGATAGTAGACAATCATTAAATCTTAGAGTACTAAATCTGGGTATAGAAATATTCGAGGAATTATCCGGAATATTTAAGGATGGCATTTTTATAATATGCGGGAATCATGACATATATGGAAAAAACACCAACGAGGTAAACTCATTAAAGTCACTAAAATGGATTCCTAGAATAAAAATATTTGAAGAACCTGAGTCAATAATCTTAGGTAATCGAAAAATATTTCTGATGCCGTGGAGAAAAGATCATGATGCTGAAAAGGAGATATTAATAAATATTAAAGAACCACATGATTATATGTTCTGTCATACCGATCTTAAGGGGTTAATGTTTAATAAGTATGTAAGAATAGATGCTGGTCTAGATTATTCAGACATGGATAAGTTTGAAAGAGTGTATTCAGGTCATATACACTATTCGCAAACATTTGGAAAAATGAGAATGTTAGGATCACCATATCAATTAACAAGATCCGATACTGATAATCCCAAAGGTATAACTGTACTGGATTTAGAAACTGGATACGAGGAATATTACCAAAACGATTACTCCCCTAGATTTATTAGAATGACTTTTGAACAGGTTCTTAATTCTAATCCAACAGAACTAAACACAATATTTAAAAACAATTTTATAGATATCCTAGTAGATCCTGAAATGGCAGTAAAAGCCCCCTTAGGTCTGCTAACTGAATATGTAAACCCACCATTAAAAATATCATTTACACCTATAACTAATACTAACGAAGAAATAGTAGATGAAGGATTTCATGATTTGGAGGGAAAAAGTTTTTCGATATTAGATCTAACAAAGTTATATCTTGACAAGTGTAACTACGAAGAAGATAAAAAAACAAAAATTTATAAAGCTATAGAAAAGCTACTTCATAAAGTATCAGTACAAGTTAAAGAAAATGAAGATAAGGAAGATTGAATGGAGGAACGTAGCTTCCTATGGAAATAAAATACAAAGTCTAGAACTTCCAGAAAGTGCTGGCTTAATTCAGGTAGTAGGAGAAAATGGAGTTGGTAAGTCAACGATATCCGATGTAATAACCTTCGGTTTGTATGGAAAATTGGAGGGTAAAAAATTAAAGGATATACCTAATCGTTCCAATAAATCTGCCTGGATGAAAATAACATTCGAACAGGATGGAAGAACATATAACGTTGAAAGGGGATTAGATCCCTCTCATTTTCAATTATCCATAGACGGCAACATATACGATCAGGCAGGTAAAAGCAACGTACAGGATTATTTAAGCGATGATATCTTAAAAATTCCTTATTATGTTTTTAATAACACCATATCCCTATCAATAAATGACTTCAAGAGCTTCTTAAAAATGAGTACCGCAGATAAAAAGTTAATTATCGATAAGATATTTGGATTTTATATCTTAAACGAGATGCGAGATATTTTAAAAGAAGAGAGCAAGAGTATAAAATCATCAATAGACCAGTTGACTGGGGAAATATTTGCTACCGGAAGATCCATAACTGCTTCACAAACAGAGCTAGAAGAATTACAAAAGAAAATAGTAGAAAATTCGGGTGCAAAGATAGAGGAAGCAGAAGAACAACTTGAGAACTATAAAAACTTATTAGAGCTTCACACAGAAAAACTAAAATCTTTCAGATCACAAGAAAAAAGGATTAGTGATGCAGTAAATAAATCTTATGAAAAATATAGTGATCTATCCTCTAAAATAAAGGAGATAGATTCTAAAATGAACCTATATAACCAAGATAAGTGTCCCACTTGTTCATCCGATTTATCCACAGATTTCCACAAGTCAGTATTTGATGATCTTTGTGGGCTAAAAGAAAAATACGCGGAGGATCTTAAGGAACTAAAAAAGAATTATGAGGGTTCTAAGAAAGCTCAAAGGGATGTAGCAGAAGTGAAGAATGATCTATTTTCTAAAGGAAGTAAGATAGAGTCTGGAATAAGATCATTGAAGGACAAAATAAAGGATCTTAAAACCGCTAAAAATAATGACCAACTAAATTCCATAAGAAAACTATTAAACAAAGCTAATGAGGATCTTACTGAATTTAACCATGAAAAATCAGTATTTGAGGAAAAACAAACGTGGATTAAAACTCTTGATGATGTTTTAAGTGAAAAGGGTGTTAAACAATTAGCTATTAAGTCCATATTACCGTCTTTAAACAACGAAATACTAAATACCTTATTATCTCTTCACTTACCTTATAAAGTTGTTTTTAACGAAGAATTTAACGCACAGATATTTCACATGGGAGAGGAGATATCACCGCAGACTCTATCGACAGGAGAAATGAAAAAAGTAGACTTCGCAGTTTTAGTTGCAGTAATAAAACTAATGAAGATAAGATTCTCTTCTGTTAATATACTCTTCCTGGATGAGATATTCAGCTCAGTGGATCCTGACGGAGTCCACAGTATACTAAACACATTAAGAAAGTTATCAGATGAATTAGGCATGAATATATTTGTAATAAACCATGCTCCTATGCCAACCGAGATATTTGATTACAAAATAGAGATCTCGAAAAAGAACAATTTTTCAGATATTTCTTTCGACAAGCTTTCATAGGATATATAAAACATGGCAGAAGTATATCCAGCAGGAACCGAATCTATAAGAAATTTAAGAGAAACATTTCTATATTTTTTAGTTGTAAAAAGCGATTCTCTAGTGGATGATATACCACAAAAAGAATATTTTGTTTATAGATTTATAGTTCCAGTTACAGAGAGCGACGGAACTTCACAGATCAAGAACTATTTTAAATTTTTAGGCTCATCCAATATTTATCAATGCAGAGCTCTTAGTGATCTTGAATACGCTACTGGTAATTTTTATCATCCAGATTACAAGAATTCAAAAAAAATGGATCTCTCATTTAAGCTTAGAGAAATCCCTATATACATACAAGCAAAAATAAGGACTATCGATTTAGAAAAAGATCCATACCAATACGGAAGCAAACCTATAATAAGGGATAAAACTTCAGTAATATTGGATTAGATCATAATTTATTAAAAAATAATATCCGCAATGAATTTTTTAGAAAAATATAATACTGACGACGTATTTTTTAGGGGGGTTATAATAGGAATTCTAAGTAAATTAAACGAGGTAGTAACTTACGATCAAACAGATAGCGACCAGAATGTAACAAAGATATACATTCCTTTCTTTTATTCTTTAGTAGGAGATGAACCATTCTTACAGGATTTTTATTTGTCCTATGAAGACTGTGACGGAAAACCTGCTTTTGCCGAAGGTAATTATGATGTTGTTCCTAGGGGTGTTCTTGAGATGGGAGCAATAAGAATAGACACAGGATCTGCAACCACTAAATTTGTTAGAGGGTCTTACACAAAAGAAGAAGAAAAAGAAGAAGGCAGTGAAATGGTAACTTATTCTTCTTACTTTTATCCAATTCCTTTAGGAATATCTATAAATGCAAAAATAAAGGCAGATACTACACTAGATGCTTTTAAGATACAGCAGAGTGTTTTAGAAATTCTCTATAAAAGATTCGTTTACTATTTTTACTATAAGGGATTTAGAATACCAGTTCAAGTGAGTTTAGCAGATTCTCCTCCGGATAAACAGCCCAATAATTTTCAAATGTCTTATGGCTCTCAAAGGGGAGAAGCAATAACATTAAGTTTTAGCATGGAGCTGGAAACCTATCTTCCAGATCTAGATCTTACTACAGAAAGATTCAGAGGAAATCTAATGCAGGGGGGAATCAAATTAAATGTTGAATTAGGAACATCACCTACTGACAACAGCACTATAGTAACAGGATTAGGAATATACGATATTGAAAAGGATATAACGGGTGAAACTGGATCAACTGGCTCTGCCCCTTCTAATCCTTAAGAATTTAGCGGCTGATCATCCTTAGTTACGTCCTCAGTTACATTCTCATCTTCCATTTTGGTAACTCCTGAATCTTTAGATTTTCTGTATCCTAGAAGTGCTGCTCCTATTGAAACAAAAATAATTGACTGCGTTAATATATCAACTGACTTGTCTAAAAACATTTTATCAATACACCCCAGAAAAAAACAAATGCCGCCTATAAAAACGATATAAAGTCCTGCTGTACCACTCCCTGATGTTTTCCCATCTGAATTAGAAGTAAGTTGAGAAAAACTAAACTTCTCCATATTTGCTCTGAATTTTTTCATATACTTTTTTCTGATATATATTAAAAATAGAAGCCAAAAATGGCAGAAACTGTAATAGAATTCTCAGCTATAGGAAACTATAGGATTATATCATGGTCAGAACCGTTCCAAAACGTGGAACAATTTACTGGGTGGACTATAGATACTAGCGGGGAAGACCCCCCACACATATATTTATATCTTGAGTATAGATGGAGTATTAATGGATCTAATTGGTCTTTGTGGACTGCTTTAACACAGCAATCCATATCTGCACTTAATTTATCGTCAAATAATTCTTTTTGGGTAGAGGTCAGACTAACTGCAGTATCTGATGAAAACTCAAGTCCTTATTATCCACCAGGGACTTCTCTCAGTCCGGCTATAATTTTGTTAGATTTTGAATTAAATCTCCAATATACAACTGTAGATCCAAGGTCTTTAATGGCTAATCCACCCGCACCTTTATGTAGCAAGGAGTTAACTAATTATCCGATTGTTTTTTCTGATTGCGACTTTACTTTCAAACCTTACGATATTAACAGATCTATTAACATGTATCAGGATCTTAGTAAGATCGTAAATAATGTTTTCGGACACGAAGTGGTATACTATTCAGTTCAACCACAAGGAAGAGGAAAAGATATTGTTCTAAAGGAATATAATATATTTAATGTAGTTGATGAGAAATGTGTTAAGGTAATGGTACCCAATAACCAATTTCCAGATGCAGCATTAACTTTCGAGTCATGGGGATTAAACTTCCAACAACCTTTTGAAATACACATAGACAGAAAATACTTCGAAGGAATATTCGGGAAAGGATCTCAACCTAGAAAAAGGGATATAATTTATTTCCCTTTAACAAACAGGATCTATCAGATAGATTCCATGTTCGTTTTTAGAGATGTAAACAATTATCCGGTGTATTTCAAAATACAGCTTACTAAATACGAAGTTAAGAAGAATACAACATTTTTAGATCCTGAAGCAGAATCTGCTTTATTAGATTACACCGTTAATACTAAAGATCTTTTTGGCGAAGAGGTAAAAAATGAAGAAATAGAACTGACAAAGCCTCAACAGTATGTAGTCACATCACAAAGAAGATTAGAGGATCCAATAAGATCTTACATAAACAAGGATCTCCCTATAATAGAGTATGACCTGAATAATAACTGGACAATAGTATTTAACAACTACTACGATTTAGATAAGATATTTATAGATGCTGAAGCTCAGATAGATCCATCCTCACCATTACTATTAGAAGTAGAAAGAGATGCAGTTAGATGGAAAGCAGATCCTATTTTAACAGCAGATGAGGAAAGATCTTTTATGTGTTGGTTTAGAACTAGGAATTATTTAGATAGAAGTAAATTGGTACCTAAACCTGCTTCTAAATTAAATATAAGTATCGATTCAATAGGTACTAACGAGATAACATATACCACTTATCCTATACCACATAAATTATACATGGGGGAAAATCCAAATGGATTTGTTTCTATACTCGCTGATGGAACAAGATCAGGTGGATTTGAGCTTATTGAAGTCGTTGACCAATTCAGATTTACAATAAAAGACGGAGGTGCTGCTGCCCCCGTAACTACTGCGGGATGGAAAATGCAAAAAGCCCAGGCAAGGACTCTTTTTGATGGATACTACAACGGTCAAGGAATACTTATAGATTTCATATGGAGCGGGTCTAATCCAGTTACAAGTCCAACAGATAATAAATATTTGGAAACTGGAAGCTTTAGAATTAAGGTAAATGATCTGGAAGTGAGCTCACCATTTGGATCCGGTATACCAAGTACTATCGGTGAATACATTCCAACTACTGATGATTGGTATGGATTCGTTTTTAATTTTTCTAATATATTCAGACAATACTCTCTTAAAGTTTGGAGACTCACCTATGATCCAGATAACCCAGCTACTCAGACTTCAGATTTAAGTCTGGTTCATTCATTGGATGGTATAACAAACCAGGTATATACTTTTGATATACCGCCAGTAATAGAAGAAAATTATGATAGTCCATTTTACGGAACTAATAACTATTCATATAAAACAAGATCTTGCCCACTATGGGCAACAAACTATAGATTTTTTAAACAAATGGTAGAGGAAGAAAAACAATCAACTATGCTCAATCAAAACATAGTAGGGGATTCCCAGTTAGCTATAATTATAGATAATGCTAAACCTGTACTTAAATTGCCGCGTGTTGCTAGAAACAGATAATTTATGCCAAGAAGAAAACCAAAAAAACCCAATTTATCTAAAGAGCAAGAACTTAATCTTAAAGATAAACTCGATAGTATTTTATTAGCAGACGAGATGCTTTCTGGATTAAGTACTCCAGATATACCACCGATTAAACAACACAGAGAACTTAACATCGATGGTGTTAGAAGTGAGGTAGAGATGGAGGCTAGAGCTATATTGGATTCACTTTCTAAGTTCTATAATGATATGGAAAGTATTTCCGAAGAGTCTTACATAAAACACAAACAAAAAGTAGATGCTATGAGTATTTCTACTATGGCATTTCAGATTAGAACAGCTCAACACGCTATAGCTAAAATCATAGAAGAAATAGATTCAGGAAGAGTAGAACCAAGACTTTTTGAAGTTCTAGCCCAGCTACAGAATCAGATAATGCAAATGCCCAAGAATTTTTCTTCCTATATGACCCAAATGGAAAAAAACTACAAACAGTTAAAATCCGAGGCAGAAGAAATTAAAAAAGGGGGAAATATACAATTTGACGAAAACGGAAATATATTACAAACCCAAGATAACGCAGATCTTCTTAAGGCAAGAGGTACTAGAAGTCTAATGGAGAATCTGCAAAATGTAATGAGAGGTGGGGTAGTTAAAGATGCCGAAATAGTAAAACAAGATCCGCCAGATGATAGTTTAATAAATCCAAGAACAAAGTTCGGGGGAACAACGGATTTACTAGGAGGTGAGGATGATATAGATTTCGAAATAGAAGACGATATATTTGATTAATTATGAGCGTAAAAGAAGAGAAATCAAGTAACTTCTGGTCTTCTGCTAAAATCGAAAAATTAATATACGACGCAGAAGAAAATGGTATGGACTACAAGGACGTAGACAACCCATTCCATGAAAACGATCCAGAGCTTAGGAAAGGGAACATATTGTTTGAATACACAGAATGGGAACTTGAAGAAATAAAAAAATGTGCTGAGGATGTTGTCTATTTTGCTGACAATTACTGTCACGTAATGACAGACGAAGGAATTAGACAAATTACTCTTAGAGATTATCAAATACAGATCCTAAACCAATATCAACACCACAGAAAAAACATATTTGTTTCTCCCAGACAATCAGGGAAAACTATTACATCCTCTATATTTTTACTATGGTATTTGCTTTTTAATTTTGAAAAGAACGCTATGATTATGGCAAATATTGGGGATACAGCTGCGGAATTAATGGACAAGATAAAGGTTATTATGAAAGGTCTTCCTTTCTTTTTAAAACCTGGTTTAATTGTATACAACGTAATGACTATGAAATACGATAACGGATGTCGTATAATGGCTAAGACGACAACTAAAACATCTTCTATCGGTTATACAATTCACATGCTATACATGGACGAGTTTGCTCACATTAATCCAAATTTCATTAATCAATTTTTTAAATCAGTTTATCCTACTATATCATCTTCTCAGATAGCAAGGGTTATTATAACATCTACTCCTAATGGAATGAATAAATTCTGGGAAATTTATAAGGGTGCAATCGAGGGAGAAAATGAATTTAATCCTATAAGGGTTGAATGGTGGCAAGTTCCAGGTAGAGACGAGGAATGGAAGAGAAAAGAAATAGCTGCTTTAGGATCTGAAGAGGATTTCAACCAAGAATATGGATGTCAATTCTTGTCATCATCTAGATTGTTATTGGACTCAAACACTCTTAAAAGGTTAAAAAGCACAGAGGAGCAATTTATATTTCATGAATTATCCTCATTCGAAAATAGTCCAATTGATTATTCTAATTTATTATGGCATCCTAAATTTGATCCAACATCTATATTTGAAAAAGATGGGCAGAGATTTTATATTTCTATAGATACAGCTAGTGGCGGCGGTGGTGATTATTCAGTTGTAAATATATTTAAAGTCACCCCTATGCCTTCTAATGTCATAAAAGGGAAAAAATTCTTTGAGGATGAAAGTGACTTTTTCTGTCTTTTACAAGTGGGAATATTTAGGTCTAACATTATTGAAATCGATGAATTTAAAGCTTTTTTAGAAATATTAGTAACCCACGTTTTAGGTCCAGAAAATACAAGGATAGTTTTAGAACTTAATTACAAAGGCGAGATACTGATGGATAAATTATTGGATTGCGAAGAATTTTATGATGAAATGTTCGTTTACACTAAACATTCAGAAGCTAGCAGTAAATTAAAGCCTGGTGTAAAACTAACAGTTAAAAATAAAGAAAAGTTTTGCTATGATTTAAAAATAAATGCTAGATCATATAAAATAATACCATCTAATAAAAATGGTATACACGAACTTGCAAATTTTGGTATAAATCCTAATGGAAGTTTTTCTAGTCAAATAGGAAAAGACGATGAAGCAATGACTCTAGTTAACATAAATTGTGTGTTCGATGGGGATTTCCAAGAAACTGTCACAGACCTTTATGATATTATCCCAGAAAAATTTAGAAAACTAATAGAAGAAAGGCTTTCGGAGAACGTAGATTCCCAACAAAATAAAACATCAGACATTTCAAACTATACTTTCTTAAACGGACTCCTTGATTCTTGAAGGAAGAATGATATATACATAGAAAAAGAAGTTATCTAGAACTTCTTAGAATATAAATAAGAATTAAAAATGGCAAAACAAGTCAAACTTGATTTATCACAATTTAAAGCATCCGGCGTTTACACTTTAGAATTTGATGCGAGCGAAAACATTATAATAAACCCCTCTACGATAAGATTAGTGGTAGGATATTCTAATATTGGACCATTTAATACTCCGGTATACTGTCCGGACATCACTACTTTTCAATCGGTATTTGGAGGTATAGATAAAGCAATGGAGAAAAAAGGATCTTTCTTCCACAGATCTTCATTAGTTTGCTTACAAAGCGGACCTATATTTGCTCTTAATCTTAGATTACTTAATAACTCCGTAGACGAGAACGGAGATCCTGATTATGCAGCAGGAGCGGATGTTGCTAGATATAGAGCTTTCTCTATGGACACAGAAGAGCCTAATGGTAATAATGCAACTGGAGGATATTCTGATCCACTAACTAAACAAGATAAATTATTATCATCATATTACAACAAGGAAAAGTTCTGGTTCCCCGATACTACTTATTTACTAGCTACTGAGGACACGTCTGGAGCTCAGCCAGATTCTAGAAAATTATTTAGCTTAGTCAACTTAGGACAAAATCCAGTAAGTGTTATAGTAAGAAAATCATTAGACTCTAGATTTCCTTTAAGAGGGTTTGATATTACTGCTAGAGAATACTTTGGACCAGACGGGGTTCCTTCTTATATGAACCAATATGACTATCTTTCTGATTGGTTTATAGATGTTATCGTTATAAGCGGTAACTGGACAGATTATCAAGCACTGGCTAACGATCCCGTGTACAGCACTTATTTTACATCTAAAGGATTTATAAAATCACAAATAGATAATTTCTTAGCACAAGATGGAATTAACCTAGTACTTACTACAACTGGTACCGTAATTCCTAACTTTGTTGATCAAAATGGTACATTAAGATACATTCAGACTTTAATTAATAACCAAACACCTACTACAGGTATATTCTGCGCAGTTAATGAGGAAGCTCTCGATGATTTATTAGACAACTCATCTGTTTTTGATCTAGTCGGGCACCACTTAGTTGATGAAATTGGTCCAGACGCGGATATTACTAATGTTCCTAAAGCATTAAACTTCCTTTCTTACAGCCAGAATTTATTTGCTGATTACACTTACTACAAAAACGTAGGTGGATCAACAGGGGGTACAGAAATAGAAGACAACCTTTCTCCTTCAAATCCAGGAATGGATATACTACCAGAAACAGGAACTCTTTTAGAAGACACTTTATTTAATGCAACTGGTGATGCCGGTATACCTACTACATTATTTGATACTTACAACTCAGCTGCAAGAGATGGAGGTGCTATTTATATAGACACGTTATTTACATCTTTAGTAAATCATGATGATCAAATAACTACTCTGGATGAATTTGTAAGCGTTACAAGTACTTCTCCTGCTCAAAGATGGGTATTAGGTAAAGTTACCTCTAACCTTCCTACTCCTGGGTATTTAGGATTCTACGAGGGTGATTTAGTTAAACTTAAAATAGTAGAAGCTAAAAACATTACTAATTCTACTTTACCAGTAGGTGTTAGAACGCAAATAAGATTAAGATTAAACCATCCGTTGGTAGGATCTACTGTTTCAACAACTTATGTTGAGCCTTATGATATAACTAATAAGAGTACGGCAGCTGCTTACCAAATAGGTAATCCAGATTACTTTGATAATGACGACGTTTACTTCTCACCAGATATTCCAGTAGGTACTGATTCATACCTAGCATATGAAAACTCTGCAATGTATAGGGATTGGGCTAAGGGAAATATCGGAGACGGAGACATCGATTGGAAAGACGATACAGGATCTTTGCTTCAATATTTAAAATTTGAGGTTAATGTCGATCGGGATGGCTACAACATCTTAGTTTGTAGAGCTTATGCGGATGATACATTTACAACACCAGAAGCTATTGCTACTTGGGATACCACCTTTTTAAGTTCACTTCCAGTTGGAACAAACCAAACTACAGGAGAAAGCTTTAACATAGTATCTACAGCTGGTAATATTAGTGACTATGTTGACATTATTACACAATTACAACCTAATTTAATAGAATTAACAACCGCAGTTGCAAATTCTTCAGGAATAAAAGTTGGGGATCTATTGGTATCTACTGACGTTCAGATCTATGACAATCCTTTAAATGAGAATTTACAATCTAGATTAACTAGAGTATTGGAAGTTAAAACTGTAGCTTCTGCAACATCTCCTGGGGTTTACACCGTACAAGTAAAAACTGAAAGACCAATCCAATTATATCCTGGAGTAACTACTAGAGTTTGGAAATTTAAAAATATCCAAGAGTTTGTTACTACTTTTAATTTCACTTATTTACCAGGTGCAGACATTAAGGCAGCTTCTATGCCTAATGGAACTGACACAAGAATGAATGCTATCCTAGACGTACTTACTAACACAAACCTTGCTAGAACATTAGCAGATACGGACGTAATCACATTCAGATACATTGTTGATACATTTGACGGAGGTATACAACCTAACTGTAAATATCAGCTTACTAGACTAGCTAAAAACAGACAAAAATGTTTAGCAATTTGTAACTTACCTTCGATGAAGAAGTTTTCTGAATCTGTAGATCCTAGATTTACATCTGCACCAACTGCAACAGATCCAGCTCCACTATTACAAGCTAGATACATTGCAGACGGAGGTAACTTAAGTCTGAATCCATCATTTACCTTCTCATTACCTGATGAAGATCTCGGAGCTAAATTCTCTGGATTCTTTGCTCCTTTCTTAACAATTAGAGAAAATAATAAGAATCTAAACGTTCCACCTTCTCCTTACGTTTCGAATAATTTTATCCGTAAATTTATTACAGGCGAACCTTATTCAATCGTAGCTGGTCTTAAGAGAGGTATTATATCTGCTAACAACTTAGTAGGATTAGAATATGATTTCGATATAGAAGATAGAGAATATCTAGAGCCTTTCGGAGTAAACCCAATCATAAGAAAAAGAGGAGTTGGTATAGTTATCTATGGTAACCAAACAAGCTACCAAAGAACTAATTCAGCATTCAACAACTTACACGTAAGAGATTTACTAATCACAGTAGAATCTGCGATAGAAGAAATCTTATCGAACTACGTATTTGATTTCAACGAAGACAACGTTAGGCTTGAAATTAAAACATTAGTAGATAATTACTTGAGTGGGGTAAGATCTGTAGGCGGTATCTATAACTATCTGACTATTATGGATTCTTCTAATAACACTCCTGCAATAATCGATCAAAATATCGGAATCATTGATGTGATAATAGAACCTGCAAGGGGTATCCATAAATTTATTAACAGAATGACGGTAACCCGAACGGGAGGTATTGCTTCAGGCGGGTTCATACAATTCTCGTAAAAATTGAATAAAAAAGGCTTAGATATCTAAGCCTTTTTTCTTGTATTCCCATTTTAGATTTCCAAAATCCCATAATTTATAATATCCTCTTTCAGTCATAATAACATCTTCAGTTTTGTTTTTGTCAAATCCCTCTTTAATTAATTTGTCTTTTCTAAAATTAAATCTGTGGTATCTTATGTTTGATTTACACCAATAGTAATTAGGTTTACTTTTTTCTATTAAGTGTAGTCCTAGATTTTGATAAAGATTACCTGTATACCAAGAATTGTCTTGATATGAGATGACCGAATCTGGATTATATTTTTCTATAAATTTATTAAATAATTTAGATGCACCTCCGATTACGGTGTATCCTAACTTATTACAGAATCTGAGTAGCTCATATTCCCCTTCTTTCGCTTTTTGTCCTAGGGATTTTCTTTTGGAACCAAATGTCATAATTGAAACCAATTCAGAATTATAATAAATGCCAAATTTAATTTTAGAGGGTACATATCCTTGTATATGATTAGAATTCAAAAATTCCCTTTCATCCTTTGGACTAATCTGAAGTATGCTACATTTTCTTGCATATATTCTATTAGACATACCTAAAGCATTTGATATTCTGCTCTTTGTAATTTCTTTCTTTAGAATCCAGTTGTCCTCCCATATATGATATATTTTTATTCCTTTTTTCTCGATAATATTTTTTTTATCGAGATTCCCGTTTTTCCCTTTGAATACTTCGCTATGCCACCATATTCCATGAAATTCAAATCCTATATTTAGTTCAGGTAAAAAAAAATCAATTTCTTTTCCTTCACAAATTTTACGATCGTGCACTATTATTTTTTCTTTGTATATTTCTTTTATGTAATCATGTAACTCATTTTCAGATTTAGACTCTGAGTAAAGTGGAGGGCTACATTCTAAACAAGGATTTTGTTTTGCAGATATTTTTTTATTGAAATAAGATGTGGAAGATGTACTAATTTTTTGGCATATTTTGCATTTTATTTTAACTTCTTTGGTATTAAAATACTCAATTTCTATGGGTATACCAAATTTAGAAATTTTAGAAATTCTATTTTTTGAATTATTTTTAATAATTGATTCGGATATTCTCTTTCTATTTTCGTCTATCTTTATCCAGCTAGTTTCTCCAAATTTTTCTAGATTTGTTTTTTTAATCTTATTTTTTACCGCCTCATCCTTTCCTGGATTGTCCACTCCATATTTTGAAATAAAAGTTTCTTTTAATTTGGATTTAAAAGAATCTATCTGAAATAAATGATCAACGCCATAATTTTTCTGATAAAATTCTTTAATAGATCTATTATTTTCTTTGGCTATACATTTTTTATTACCGCAAGTTTTATTATATCCCTTTTTAAAGTTTCTCCAGGATCTAGGGTTCCCACATTCGCAAAGATTTATTTTTTTGTCCTCGAATATAAATTTTAATCTTTGTATATCACTAGGATTATTATAAAAAATAGTTATATCAATCGATTTATCGTATAGCTCTTTTTTAAGATCTTCGTTATTTTTAATTATTTTAGAAAAAGCATTTGCTCCTTTTTTTTCACTTTTTATTAAAGTGTATTCATATAATAGATTAGGTTTCATATATTCCTCCTGCTTGTTTAACTATATATATATTTTATACAGAAAAGTTTCAATAAAAAAATATGCGATACAGATATATAGCATGATATAGATAATCTATTCGATTAGTTTTTCTTTTTTTGACAAAAAATAGAAAAAAAGATATATAAAATAAAAGCATGGCAGGTTTACCACATTATACAAGTTCAAAGGCTTCGATTAACAAGTTTGAACCGGTTTTTCTTAACCAGTTTGAGGTTACTATTACACCTCCAACGGCAATTCCTGTTCAAGTGGGAAATCCGGGAAGTGCTAATATACTTCTCGAGCATGTTACTAGGATATCCGGACTACAGGTTGATCAGAATCCGGGCGAAACCATCCAACAATTTAAATTTGCTAAAAGATACTATTCTGGTGCTGCTCCCCAAAGAACTGGTTTAGATGTTGACATAGAATTTGAGGTTAACCTTAACGAGAATAATTCAATGTACGTTTTTAAAACCTTACGTCAGTGGTCGGATTTAATTTACAATCCACTTACTGGTGCTATGGGACTTAAAAAAGATTACACCGGAAATATTTTAGTAAATGTCTTCAATAAACAAGGGGACATATTTAGAAAAATAAATCTTAGAGACTGTTTTCCGAGTACTCCAATTAATGAAATGGGTCTGAATTATACACAAACATCCATTTACAAATTAACTATGCAATGGGCAGTTGATTATTTTGACGATGTATTTATATAATAATTAAGAAATGGCAGGATTACCACATTTTACAGCTGCAAAAGCAGCAGTACAGTTATACGAACCAGTATATCTTAACCAGTTTGAGGTTATTATCCAACCCCCAGTAGGAGTTGTTAATGAGCAAGGTAATGGAGGAAGAACCCTCCTGGTAGAAAACGTTCTTTCTGTTACTGGATTAACGGTTGATAAACTACCGACTCCAGCAGAGCAAAGATACAAATTTTCTAAAAGAAGATACGCCGGGGCAATAGTAGATGATACTGGAATTAAGGTTAGAATAGAATTCGAGACTAACTTGAATGATAATAACAGTAACTATGTGTTTAAAACCCTTCGTCAGTGGTCGGATTTAATTTACAATCCTCTAACTGGTGCTACTGGTATTAAATCAACCTATGCAGGTGGAACATACATACTTATTTCTATATTTAACAAGCAAGGAGATGTATTTAGAAGAATAAAGCTTTTGAATTGTTTCCCGGTTGATCAGATTAAATCTTTAGATCTTGATTATACAAACGGTACAACACCTTATAAAATAGCTTTATCTTTTAGAGCCGATTATTTCGAAGACGTTTTTAATTAAAGCTAGGCCAAACAAATATATAGATGGAGGCTCGACAAAGCCTCCATTTTTTGTTTAGACCCGATTCGAGCAAAAATGGCTAATTTAAAATAATATGGACGACGATTGTGAACCAGAAAAGAAGAGCAAGAATGGCTTCAGTTTGCTTAATTTTAGCAACTTTTTTCAATCCGTTTGGATTCGATATCCTTTTCGCAACTATAATGAGATGGACCGGTTCTTACTGGCATACAGTTGCAATTTTTTATTTCCTTTCGGCTCTGTTCTTTGGATTTTATTTCTTTTTATCTTCTAATGAGAAACTTAAAAGTAAAAACCCAGTAAAATAGATATAAGGTAAAAAAATGGATAATTTAGATGATGAATTATTGAACCAGCTTAGTAAAAAAGAAGCTGCTTCTAGGTTTGAATATGACAAAGATCCGGATGTTTCTGGGTATCAAATTCCAGATTGGATACAAAATGGAACATCCACAAATCCAGTTGATAATCAACAGGTTATACCCAACAACACCTTAGGTAGGGTCAATACTACAAGAACTCCATTAGGAATGGAAAATGAATGGAAAAATATTCCAGTGGACACTTTGCCATCCAAAGGTTTTGGATATCCCGATGGTTTTGAAATAGCAATAAAATCTGCGAGTGTTAAAGAGATAAGACATTTTTCTACTGTGGACGATAATGATAGATTAGATCTTGATGATAAATTAAATACTATTCTATCTAAGTGCATGAAAATAAGATGGAATGGCGGATTTTTAGAGTCATACGATCTTTGGTATGAGGATAGATTCTTTGTTATAATGTCTATTAGAGATATGACATTTATCAGAGGAGAGAACAAAATATTACTTCCTGCAGAGAAAAATTGTACTAAGGAAGATTGTAATGTCCCAGACATGATAGAACTAAGATCTAATCTACTAGATAGTTTTGTAGTAGACGAAGAAATACTTAGAAGATACAACAGGGAGACATATTCGTTCAAATTTGTGCCAAGAGACGGTAGTCCAGAGATAGATCTTTATATACCAACTGTTGGGGTTACTACTATTTGTAGAAAAATATTATCAGAAAAAAGGAGAAAGGGTAAAAAATTTGATGAGAGTTTTGCTAAGGTAGCTTCTTTTATAATTCCAGACTGGAGAGGATTAGACGAAAGAATTTATGATCAATATGAAAGAGTTTCCTCTGATTGGACCCCCCTTCAGTTTTCTATTGCAGATCAAATAACTGAGAGGATTAACTTTGCAACAAAATCTAGAATCTATAGTAAATGTGAAAGCTGTGAGGGGGAGGTCACAGCTGAAATTTCCTTTCCCGGAGGGTACAGATCTCTTTTCGTTATTTCAGATATCTTTAACCAACTACTTTGATATTAAATTTAGACTTTGGGATGAATTTAAATTGTCTATAGATTATTTAGAAGAATTGCCTTTCTATGAGTATCAATTGTTTATAGATAAATTAAACGAAAAAATAGAAAGAGAAAATAAAAAAGTAGAACAAAACGGCCTAGTAGAAACATTCTCATTTTCAAACCCAAAAAGATAACTTCTTGGGTTTTTAGGTATATAAATAATAAAAAATATTTTGGCAGGGGAAACAGGAACACAAGGAGCAACTGAATCGGAATTTCCAGTTTTTAGTACTGGAGTAGGTGCTTTTGATAGAGCTAAGTATAACAAGCAGGAAAATGAGTCTGTTATAACCGATGGGTTTACTGTAAGGTCTTCAGGTAAAGAAATAGATCAGGATCTAGTAGATAAGAAATATGCTGCAGATAGGGTTATAGATAATGCCATAAAGTTCTATGATAAATCTTACAAGGATAATTTAAAAGAATTAGGAGAGGGAATAGACACCAAATCTATATATTTTATAGAAGCATATTCAAGTTCGAATGAAGATACGAATAAAATACGAAGAAAAATAGATAAGGGAGAAACAGTAGACGGGAAGGATATTTTTCAAATGTCTAAGCAAGCTGCAGAAAATAAAATAAGCAATGCTAAGCTTCTTAAAGATGGTAGGGTTACTGATATAGTAAAGCATTTAGGGTTAAGGGAGATAAGACAATTTGATTTATACGAGGATGTAAAAAGCGATTTTAATAGCAAAATAAAGGACGAAAAAATTAAATTTGATTCTCTTCTTGATAATTTTGCTGAGGTACTAGACTATTTTATGGTTAAGGATCCAATTATGGCCAGTCAATATTATCCTATTTTATATACACCAGAAAATATGGCTATAATTTCTGCTTTAGGAAAAGTTCTAGAAGGTGAAGGATTTACCAATGAGAGTGTTACTAAAACGGCAAAAGCATATGATGATAACATAAAAAAGCTAATAGAAAAAAAAGAGGGAAATAAAGCGGAGGATGTAATAAAAGAAGCTGCTCAAGAAGCTAAAAAAGAAGAGTCCACAGTTAAAGCAGAAGAGCAAAAGCTAGAGGAAAAAAAATCAGAAGAACCCAAGGGAGAAGGGGCCACTGGCCCAACTGGACCTACTTCAATTGAAGGAATCAAAGAACCCGCTAAAACAGAAACTGGAACTACTGGACCAGCTACATCAACCGAAAAAACAGAAATATCAGTTAGCTTTACTGGAGCTACTGGTCCCACTGGACCAGCACCGATAGATCAATCAAGGGCTAATGTCACAGGCACTACTGGAACAACCCCCGGGGGATCTGAATTAGAAAAAAGACAAAACGAGCTTCTAAATAGTTTAGGTTTGAAAGCGGGTACATCAACGACAGGAGGAACTGGAGGGACCGGAGGAACTGGGGGAACCAATAAAAATTCCGAAGTAGAAAAAAGACAGAACGAGCTTTTAAATATGCTTGGAATAACAAAGACTAGCTCAGAAACTGGAGGGACTGGAGGGACTGGAGGGGCTAATACTAAAAAACCAGAGAAAGAAAATAAAGAAACAAAGTTAGAAGAAAAGGTTAAAACAGATAATACAAAAAAAGATGAAACTATTTTAGGAAATGCTCCTATAAAAGAAACAACAACGCAAAATCTTTCTAGTATAGTTACACCAGAGCCTCAAAAAAATCAGGACAACAAAAATGGAAATTTAAACAATCCTCCAAAGGAGCCAGAAAATACATCGACAAATATTATAGGAGAAAAAAACACAGAAAATCCCCCAGTAAACACGGGAGATGAAAATAAAAAAGAGGAAGAAAGAAAAAGTAACGAGGAGACTGATAAGAGGAATAAGGAGATGTCTGATGATATGAAAATGATGGTTAATTTATTAACACAGTTAAATAACACATTACAAAACCCATTAATTGTTATCCCTAACAACAAAAAATTTGAATAGGGGGTTTACTTTTTCCGTGGGAATTAATATATTTGTAAAAAACAAATCTAAATAATAAATTATGAACAAAAACTATGAAATCACAAAGGAGCTCAGGGGTACAATCCAAGAGTTTCTTAATGCCTATGGGGGCTACAAAGAATGTTTGGAAATTTTGGAAAATGAGGAAAAATTAGAATTTACGGAGGAAGAAATTAATAAGGTATTAAATCTATTGGGGGTTTTCAGATTGATGGACACGTTCCACATCGTAGAAAGATTCAAAATTGAAGTTACACAATTAAAAACCCCAGAAACTGATGCTCAATCAGATCCAACAGAAGAGCAAGCAGGATAAGATCGACCATTTGTATTTGAGAATGGCCAAAGTTTGGTCCGAAAATTCACATTGCAAAAGAAATCAGGTAGGATGCTTAATAGTTAAAGACCGTCAGATAATATCGGATGGTTATAATGGAACTCCTTCCGGATTTTCTAACGAATGCGAAGACTGTGATAATAAAACTTTACCTACAGTATTACATGCTGAAGCCAATGCCATTAGTAAAATAGCAAAAAGTACAAATAGTTCCGATGGAGCTACTTTGTATGTAACTTTGTCTCCGTGCTTCGATTGCGCTAAACTTATAATTCAGGCAGGAATTAAAAGAATAGTCTACTCTGAAGTTTATAGAAATACAGATTCTTTTAAACTTTTTGCTGAAGCTGGAATAGAAATAAAAAGGATAGAAATTTAAAAAAAAATTAGCAAGGAAATGGCAGTAAAGAATATACAGGAATTGGCAGAGAGTTTTATGAGGACTTCATCAGAGAAAGACTTCGTTGAATTATATAAAAGAATTAAACCCGGACTTTTAAATCATTGTAAATCGATATTAGTTGAACAGGAAGCGGCGGAAGATGCAGTATCGAATACCATGGCAAAGATATGGACAAAGATATCCCAATACGACCCAAATAGAGGAAATTTTTCCACGTGGGTTTACAACATAGCAAGAAATGAATCTCTCGTAATAAAAAAGAGTGAGGATCGGTATATGCCTATCATTCAAGAGGTGGTTAAGAATGATGATAAGAATGACGATTACATTTCTCCTATGTCTAGTTCAATATCTATGGATTTAAATTTTGAATATATTCCTCTTGAGAAGGACGAAATGGAAGATCTTTATGATAATGTAGTAGAAAAAATGGGGGATCTTCCAGAAATTTATAAAGACATACTTTTTGATCGTGAGATATTAAGAATGAAATATCAGGAAATAGCGGACAAGTATGGTATGAAAAAAAGAGCAATTGCTACTAGAATTAGAAGAGCAAGATTAAAAGTTAGAGAGATGTTTCCTGGCGTTAATTTAACTTTTAATGATTGATTGTAACTTTTACTAATAGATAAATATAATTAATATGAATTATCCGTTTAAAAGAGTAATAATCGATATTAAAAACTATTTCTTTATAAGAAAAACTATAAAGAAAAATATGGGTACTATCGAGTGGGAAAAATTTAAACTTAGAGTAGATTGGATAGGAAGAATATACACAGTGGTTAATCTTCCGCCAGAGGTTATTTACTCTCCAGATTCACCGGAAGAGATTAGGCCGGCATATATTTTAGAAGAATCTAGGCCTCTTAATGAGTACCTAACTTCTTTGAATCTACAGGAGGTAATAATGCCTAAAATATCCCCAATCCCTAACTCTGTTTCTTATTTAATTGTTTACAGTCCTTATTTTCAGAGATTGTCTATAAGGTGGATAATATACAGAATTATACTTATCCTTATCTTAATCTGGCTCCAATATAAATTTGGATTTGTAAGTTGGCTCTTGGGAGGATTTAAATATCTATGGAATGTCATCTTCTGATATACAAATAAATCGTCAAGCTTTCCCTTGGGGTAGAGCTTATGTGGTAGAAGGAGCTGGCGAAGCTCCTTTAATTTTACCCTCAGTAACTACTATACTAAAATTAGTAAAGAATAAGAAGTATGAAAAATTAAAGGAACAATTTGGCGAGGATAAATGGAACAAAATATTATACGATGCTGCAGAGAGAGGAACTGTAATGCACAGGATGCTAGAACTTTTTTTACTCGAATGGGCAAAAGAAAAAGACGTAGACCGATCGTTGAAAAAAGCACAAATATATGCTATAGAAGAATCTAGAAGAGATGAAGGAGCATATGCAAAATATGTAAATAAAGGGAGGGATCTTTTTTGGAATTTCTATCACGATAAATTCTGGGAAAATATATCAGAGGTTGTAGATAATGAAGCTTTCTTATACACTACATTTAAGGGGGGATGGGCTGGAGCATGTGACTTTGTTTATAGAGATACTGCGTATAATTTAATTGTCGATGACTTTAAATCATCAACTTCCCCTAAAGAAGAGGAAGATATACTTTCATATAAATTACAGATATCTGCTTACATGTTTATGTGTGCAGAGAAATATAATGAAGTTCCTAAAGTAGGGAGAATAAGAATAGCAAACGAGGAAACTTCAACAATACAAACCTTTGAAGTACATGACTACGAGCTAAAGCATTATCTGGGTCAATTTATCGATTTAGCTAATGAGTTTAGAAAAATACACGAAATATAGGAAACTTATTCAATAACCGGCAATATAAAAAATAAAAACAAAATGGCAAAAGAACAATTAGATCAGGTAATGGAGGAACAAAACGAGGCTAAGCTCGAGAAATTCATTACTAATGTTGACCAGGAGAAAGTTGAATCTATAAGAAAAGACCTAGAAGGATATAAGAGCAGCCTTAAAGACAAAGAGTATGCTGTTACCATGAACAAGGATCTTTTAAAAAAATTCGAAACCTACATGAGAGAAGAGGTAGAATGGAGATCCAAAGAAGCTTTAGGTATTATTGAAATTCTTAAAAGGATCGAAGAGGTTAAGAAAGAAGGGATTAAAGATGGGGTAGCTTATTTTACCAATTTAGAGGTAGAAGCTTCTCACTATTTTATTCTTAAGTGGAGCGGTAAAGGTCGAGACGGAATCGATGACTTCATTTCTTTATGGAAAACTTTCGAAGAAACTTTAGCTCTTATCCACCAAGATAATATGGTAGTTAAGGATCTCGAAAAACAATTAGCTGCTGCAGAGCAAGGAATTGAACTAGAATAAGAATAAACATAAATAACTATAATGAACTGGAGCTTTATTCTCCAGTTTTTTTGTGGATATATACTTAAGTATGAAAAATAAAGTTCTACCCTGGGTGATAGCCCTTTCCGCTCTATCCGTATCTGGATCTGCAGCTTTCTATTCAGTTTCTGGACTGGGAAAAATGTTTGCTGGTGCTTCTTTACAAGTTATGGTATTAGCAGGAAGTTTAGAATTTGCTAAACTAGTTACTGCATCTCTTCTGTATCAATATTGGAAAAAACTTAATATAGGATTAAAGATATACCTTTCTATAGCAACCCTAATTTTAATTCTAATAACTTCTGCAGGGATATATGGATTTTTATCTTCTGCTTATCAAGAAACATCGTTTAAAGTACAGAATCAGGACAAGAATATAGAGATATTAGATAAAAACATATCAATAATAAAAACCGAGATCACTAACTTTGAATCACAAATAAAACAGAAAAATGATAGATTAGGACAATTAACAGCAATAAGAACAAATCTACAATCAACACAAGACGTTCTTATAGAGAAGGCCAAATCTACAAATGCTGTTAGACAACAAATAAAAGATGTTGATTCGGAGATAAAAAGAATGGACTCAGAAATATCTGTTCTAAATGATTCAATATCATCAAAAAATACTAGGATATCCTCTATAGAGATGCAAAAACTAGGTGTATCATCGAATGCAGATTTGGCTAAAGAAGTAGGTCCTTTAAAATATATTGCTAAACTTACTGGAAGTACCATAGACAGTGTTGTCAACTGGTATATAATAGTTCTAATGCTAGTTTTTGATCCACTTGCAATAGCTCTAGTAATTGCTTCAAATTTTGCATTTGAGATGTCTAAAAATAATAACGAAGAAAAGAAAACAAAAGAAAAAAAAATAAAAGATAAAAATATAAAATGGCTTAAATTTTTTAAAAGAAAAGAGAAAGTAAAAGAAGTACAAGACGAAGTAGTAGTTAATCCTCCTATGGATCCAGTGATAGATCCAGAGAACGTGGAAGAAGAAATTATTAAGGCCGATGTTATCGAAGAAGCTAATCCCGAACGAATAGAGGAAAAAACTTCAAATATTACAGAAACTACAGAACATAAATTGGAGGATAATGAAAAAGAATTAGATAAATATGATGACCCGATTTTTTTAGAAAATCAAAGGATACTTAGGGAAAGATTCAGAAAAAACCCAGGAGGTCCTAACTCTAGAGATACTTTTAGAAATAATTCTAATGGAGATGTAAATCCATTAAATTTAAGATGATTAAACCCATATATACAACAAATCAGCAATATGTAAAGTACTTAGACTGTAATCCCGCAGTTTATAGAAGGGCTTATTTTCAGTCTTGTAATTTAGATATAAAAGAAGGATCCCGTATCTTATCGAGTATATCTTTATGTGATTTTAAATTGGAATCTTTAGGAAGCTCTGAGATGGGAGGATGCGGAGGATCTCTTAAAAGAAGTATAACATTATCGCCTTCTGGTACATATACCCTTACCGCTCCTGAGGTCGGACAAGCACAGGGGGAGGTTCAGATGATAGTAGTTAAGGTTGTTTATGAAAAAGATTATCCAGAGGAAGAAAGATATCTTAATTGGGAATACAAAGGAAATGTTTACCCAATACACACATTAATGATATTAACTGGAAGGACAGAACCGGATATACCTTGGCAAGGATGGGATCTTAACTATTATTCAAATAATCCACCAAGTCCTGAATTTAGTCCTCAGCCATATCCAGTAATCACATCCCCCAATTTATCATTTGGAGGTATATTGTTCAGCAATCCTAATGATACATATAGTGCTGAACTAGAAATATTTGTTTTTAACTAATGGCTACACCACCTCTAGTATGCGATACCATTCAATTTGAAGGAGCAATTTTTCAAAGGTGCAATCTTCAAGTAATAAGAGGAACTACGCTCCTAAGAGAAATAAGTTTGTGCGATACAAATATAGCATTAAACAACTATTCAAGTTTTAGTGGGTGTGTCTATGGTAATTCAAGTCTTATCCTAAATGCGGAAGGATTAGGAGAATTATGTTTTATAATGATCAAAGCGACATACCCGTCGGTTTTACCAATCTCTAGCAGATTTATAAATATATTATACAACGGTGCATATATGCCGATGTCTAATCTTACTATTTTAACGGGTAATCCATCGGATATATCACCGTATATGAATAATAGGGGATGGGATTTAGATCCTAATGGCAGCGACATAGAATCTCCTTTTTTTGTTCAAGGAGGGATGCTGCTATACAATCCTCACTCGGTTAGAGTAAACATTGATGTTATTTTAGGAGGTAACATCTAACACATATAAAAACTTTAATAAAGTAAGATATATACTAAAAAAGCGAATAACAAATGGAAAAAAATATTAATCCAGAGATCAACAGATTAAATATGGAGACTTCTAAGAATGCCGCAGACTCCTTAAGAGAATGGGCAGGACTAGGAGCATCTAAAGCACCTGTTGCTTCTTCCTTTTTAAATGGCTCAACTGCTCAGATGATTAAAGAATCTAATAACTACGACATTTCTCCAAAAAGAAATGAAGACACACAATTTTCTTTTGGTCTAGCTGGAACTTTGGGTGCTTTAAGAACTTCATCACTAAATGAGATTCCTGCGGGTAAGATAATGCTAGACAAATATGAGAATATACTTTTTGGTAAAGGTATATCTGAGGCTTTTGTTTTAGAGAACTTTTTAAACGATCTTAAGCCTTTCTCATGGGAAAATTCGGCATCTTCAGCTATAGGAAACTTAGAAAGAATTTTTGAAAATAGAAGAAGAGAGATTGAGGTTTTAAAAACATACGAGACTGTAAGAAATGCTCCAGGAAAAGAATTATTTTCTGATGCAACAAAACAGATGAAAAATTGGTTGGTGTCTGAAACTAAATCTACTGATTCTTTAGTACATGGCCTCAAAAGATTTGGATTCAATCCTATGGTTAGAAACTTAATTAGCTTTCTTTCAATATATGAAAATGAGAACTCATCTAAATTCCATGTAGGATTCGATAATAATGTATGTGAAATAAGCAACATTTATTCACCAATTCATGTAGACGAGAACAATACTATTTTCTATTCATCTGGTAAGTTTTTAAATCTTAATCAAGAAACAG